CCCATGCTTCGGCGTGCATGTCACGTTGTTTTGGAGAGTGAATTCCGTAGTCAGCAACCTAACTAGGAATGTTGCGAGAAAGTGGAACCTCTTCCTGGCGATCGCCGGGGGTCAGTACTAAGCTCGCATCACCCTGTTTCCCTTCGCTTCTAAGCGAGGCTCTCAGGCAGATCGTATCTGCCTGATCCTCCCTCAAAGAAGCGAATGTTGAACGAAAGGTCCGGGACCTCGAATCGAATTCCAAGCATTGCTTGCAACTCCTTCCGGTCCACGAATTGGCCTACGGGCGGGATCCATCCTTTGGATAAATCCAGCTCTAGCCAAGCAATATCGTAATCGTATCGATCACGATATGCCCTGATGTTCATGATCTCCTTCCGGGGCCACATTTTATGTGTTTTCTGCTCCTGGTATTCACCAGTGTAGATTATCCCGTATGGAGTTTCCTTCGTTCCGAGGCATGCCGTGGGCAGTTCAATATTGACCTGATCACGCATTACTTGTCTCATCACCCGCTTCGCTGAAACGGGTGCTGAGAACTCGGACGATGATAGCTGATCCGACATGTACTCAAAGACTTCTCTTTGATTCCGTGTCCGGATTAGCAGAGATGAGAAGTTATGGACAAACTGGTTAAAGAGGACTCCTCTTTCCCAGCGCCATGCAACGTCCAGCCGTCTCGGCCGGATTTGCAAGTCCATATACTTCCGTGCAAGAAATGCTCGTGCATATGAGATATTCTCGTCGTCACCCTCCCAGTCAATGACTGAGGGTACACCGAGACCACCTAAGTAGGTGGGCATGAAGCACTCAACTTTGTTGAAAAGATCTGCTGTAAACCAGTCTGGCATGCCAGCTCTGAGTATGAATGGCATTGCCATCTTACAGAAGGTCTTTTCTTCGTCTCCGAGACACTCGACGGTCCGCTCCAACTCCTTGGCCTTGCCAGGAAGTGGGTTTGGACTCTCCCAGTTGTCTCGTGCGTTTCCTTTTCTAAACTGGTTAAGCAGCCTCAGCTTGATTGTATCAAGATGAATGCTTCGCTTATGTTTAGGATGGAACCCGAAGTCCTGGCAGTAGTGCACGTACCTCTTTGAGATTCTGTACTTCGGCCAGGAGATTTCGTAGAACATTGACTCCAAGAACTTGGGTGGTTTTACCACCTCGTCGTAGCCTCCGACCATTACATGGTCATCGCCTGCGCAAGCAAATGGTCTCATTGTTCGAGCTCGTCCAAGCGTATTTCGGCCTTGCCGAATATACTTGATCGAGTCGACTTCTTCAATGGAACAGTAGCCCGCCGTGGTTGCATAGTATGCACCCATGCTGGCCATTGTTAATACACACTTTGTGATCGGGTCTCCCATCATGATGCCAGTGGCAGTCGTGAACGAGATTCCTTCCTTCGTGCGTGTGATTCCCTCCGCTGGAATCTCCTTTCTAAGGATCTTCCATGTAGAGGAACCATTGATCTTCATGGTTACCACCTTGGGACTACAGCACATTCGTGCTGCACTCCGCAAGTACGCCACAAGTCCGTGACCACGGAATGTGTCAGTGATAAACCCGTCAAGCATCGCGTAGCTAGTCTCGTGCTCTGCACGATCCGTAGCCGACGTGAGGTCCGACGAAGATACTGTTTCCGGTATCTTCTCCGTCTTCACTTCGTTGTAATGCTTCTCATATGATTGACCGTAGCGCCATAACTGGTGCGTGTCGGCTAGGCCGACGCGGGCCCCCGGTAGTACCTCCAAAGATTCTTTGAGCAGGTGCATCGCGGGTATCATGTACAGGTAGGCCCAAGTCTCACCACTAGTCAGTGGTCGGACTTTCCCGCCTGGTTCGACTATGCAGTGCAGGTTAGCCTTTAGGCTGTCTGTTGCTGTCTGGTATTTGTGGTTAGCGTAGAGGAAGAGCAAGGTTCCTAACCTTGCGTCGAATCCACGCTGAATGCAGTCGTCTAAGGTCCCACATAACATTATGTGTTCACCCTTTTCTCCTGCAACCACATCGTTGAGATACGCTATGCGCCAGAGCGGCTCATCTGCATGCTGCAGGTCTGCCACTTTGTTGCCAAAGGTATCGTAGAACCCGTCTTCCCTCTCGTCAAAATCGTGAAGGTAGACCGGTGTATCCAGGAAATCATGGAGCTCAGACTCGGGCATGGCCAAGTGCCATTTGCCTAAGTCGGCCCTTGAGGCCTCCCAGCAGGACCCACTTGACAAGCTCAAGTGCGTCCTCCGCGGA